TGGTATATCTAATATCTTACCGAGATAATCTGTAAACTTTCTACTACTCAAGAAAGTGAATGCCTGATAAACCGTGGGTGAGAATCTATCCCAGATATTACAGGCGTTCTTTAACTCAAAGGGATTAGTGTACGCAGCATTGTACTCTACATCTTTGACTTCGGCCAGTAGATTTTCTGCTACATCAGGATTCCAAAAATTATCCACGATCGCGTGTGGATAAGGTTGATTATCCCAAAAGCCTTCTACTGTCAGATTATCGTAATCTATCATTAACCGTTTTTCTTCCTGTTAAATGCATCGTTACGCGAGTCTTGACCGGGGATTTTACCTCGACAGAACGAGACAAAGAAGCTAGCATAGTTGATAAGATCCTTAGCCGAATCTTCGAGTGATTCGAAGTTAGGATCATAATCATCACTTTGCATAGCTTCCATTACAGATTTCATACGTAGCATTTTAGCATGCATGATATCGTGGATAGTCACAATACCGTTGGGATAGTATTGTGCCTGCTTTACAGTCGAATTAGGATTCTGATAATCCCGAGATTTTTTCAACTGAAGGTCGATACATTCTTGTAGAACGTTGACCGCTTCGGGAGTGTCGTTGTTTTTAGCCATAATATAACTCCATTGTTAGATGTGCCATTGTATCACAAAAGAAAGCAAATGTCAACTGGCTTTCGCCAGTTGAGCTCGCATTTCCAACACCATTCGATATTCATCGAGGGTAGTCGTTCCCATGTCACGATTGTGCTCTTCTCGAATCATTGCACCTTGAAGAGCGTGAGACTCACCACCTTTACACCACGGAGTGTCGTGTCCAAACACTGCTTCATCAAGCTCAAGTGGTAATCCATCGATTGCACACTTAAATCCTTGAGCAGCAAGAGCTTCTTCTCGCTCGTTGCTATTGAGTGATCGCTTAGTATCGAGTGGAGTGACACCATCGGGTCCATCACGAAACTCTTCCATAAGCTCAAAGACTTTTAGCTGCAGGGCACCATTAGCAAAATTCTTAACGTTTTTGCGGACAAACTCTTTTACGTAATGCTTACGTCCTTCGTACTCAGTCATCGTATTCTCAAGATCACGATCCTGATTACCAGTCAGTCGAGTATAGACTTGACGGAAGTTATTGAAAAAGTCCACCTTATCTTCGTTGAGAATCGTAAACTTCTTATACTTTTGTACAAGACCAAAGTAGTAAATCAAAAAGGCTGAGAACGTTGTGTCGTTAAAAGTCTTTTTACGGTGTGCTTTAAACTCAAGTGCGAGATCAAGGAAGTCTTTTACTTGAGCCTGAGCAACTTTTGTAATCACTTCATTATCTTCAGCAAGAACTTCGATCTCAGATTGACCTGCATCAACCAAGCCTTTACCCATAGACCGAATAGTAGCCATAGCCACATACTCATCCCATCGTCGGCGTGGATTCATGAGTGCATTGTCAAAGTTCTTAGGATAAACGGCACCATCTGTTCCAAAGTTTCGAGCAAACAAAGGATGTGGTTCGTTCTTATATTCCTTTACGTAAGTAGTCAATGTACGAAAGTATTTACAAGCTTCTGACTCTTCATCCGACATGATCATTTCCATGAAGTTAGTCGGTGTCGTCGTGTTGATTGCTTTAAACAAAACAGACGCTTCCTTTGATGTACATACTCGTAAATCAACAGGAATTTCAATTTGCTCAAAAATGTTTTCTTCGTAATCGTTAAAGAACTTTCCATCAATGTGGAACTTACCTTCGAAGTAAGCTTTTATTGCTCGACAACGGTGACCACCATCGATTACGAGATAATCACACTTATAGATTTTTTGAGCTTCAGGATCGTTACGAATATCTCGGACGGTAAGCATACCACATCCGTATCCGTTAAGTAAGCCTCGAACGATTTTGATTGATTTTTTGTTGCTTGCTGTAACTGCTGGTCGTTGACCGATGGGATCGGGATTGAGCCTACCAGTGATAAGCATTTGAACAAGTTTCTGTGCGGTCCATACTTCTACATCGTACTTCATACGTTTTTACTCCGTAATAAAATGAATTTTAGTGTTAGCTTTACATTAACTAACAGATACCATTCTATACTAGTACGAAGTAAATGTCAACCGTTTTTTTCACTTTTTTCGTCTTTTTCTTCTGGTGGAGGCGGTATACAGACCTCACCACGAGCATTGCCCCACCCATCGGTAGGTAACCTACCACTGACACTTACATCAAAACAGGGTGCATTGGCGCACCCTCCAAGATTAAGCAGTAGGAAAATAACGATCGAGTACTTCAATTTGATCATCATATTCAGCAATCGCCTCGATTTCTTTTAACATAGCTTCCATAACATCGGGATGCTCGCCGATGCCAGCGGGATTGCTTAAATACACTTCGACATTCATCTTGTGCATTTTGATTTTTCCTTCAGCGTGAGCTCTTAAAGCCTCAAGCATTTGGTCTCTCATGTTTCGGTCTCCATTTGTCGTTGATAGTGTTTATTTAGCTTTTTGAACTTAGCCCAAACAGAGTGAGGAACTACTCCTCTAAACTGTTCGTTGATCCTTTCAATTTCACGAGCAAGTTCTCGAGAAAGCCGGATCTCTTCAGCAGTTCCACGAGGGTGTGTTTCAAAGTCTGCCATAATTACCTCGATGATCGGGTGGTTCCCAACCTTCTGGTTTCATAAGATCAGGTAGGCCCAATGGGTTGGGCCGGCCTTCTTTTACACCTACTCGTTTTGACATGTTAGCTTCGAGTACTTCATCCCACGCTTTGTGAGCATCAACACCGAAGGCGTCGAGTGTACCAATGGCTACAACACAAAGATCAATCAAAGCGTCTACGACTTCCTCTGGATTGTCTTTGTTTTCTTTGAGCTCGTCGAGCTCTTCTTGTAGAAAATTAGTACGAAATTCAAGAAAAAGCTTTTTCTTTTCGTCATCAAAACTTTCAAAAGTGTCATGCATGCGATAATATGAGTGCATCATATTAATATCGCTTACCCAGTTTTTACTCATTCGGAAATCCTTCTTGTACAAATACACCAATTGTTCCAATTTCACCATCGTCAAGTTGTGCAGCTTGAGGCCACATCATTGCTGATTGAGGACCAATCACTTCGTTGTTTCGATACAACATCAACTTATCAATGATCTCATCGGCAGATAGCGCGTAGAGAGCCGGGCCAATGCCACCTTCTCCGCGTTGCCCGTGACATGCCGCACATGCTACCCACTCATCTCGGATGTCATAGAATCGATCTGCGTTTGCTGAACAAGCAAACATTACCATACACACTGCGATTAGATACTTCATAGTTTATCTCCTTATGCAAAAAAATCTTCAATCGTATTCACCTTTTCAGCCGACCACCCCAAAGCTTCTAGTATATGCTCAATCGGACTGAGGAACACCTTTTCAAATTGCTTGTTATAGTCTATGTATGACTCGAGTCCCATCTCTTTTGGAAGAACACCAGGAAACGATATGATATTTTCCCGCAGAGGATTGGGTAACTTGAGATACACAAACTTGATTTTGTCGCCTGACTTGATAGACTCGTACCGCTTGTTCAGGTTCTTTTTAGAAAGCATGTCGTTAAAGAGAATACAACCACGAACATGCATTGGGCAGCCCTTTCTGTACAGCGAAGTTTTGTTCATATACTTCTCAATGCTGTCTGTACCAGAGTTGCGACCCACTTCTTCAGGAGGAAGTCTTTTGAACTCCTCACGGAAGTTTTCGATGAAGCGTTGAGTTTCGGACTCACCTTCATTCATAATAACTTCGAAGACTTGCTTCATTTTTTCACGACATACCTCAGGTGTCGAAGATCGTACAGACTCAAGACCGGTTACACTGATCTTTGGTTTGTCATAGTGTACACCTTCGGAGTTGAGTGTATTCATGATGTAACGCTTTTTAGCAATGAAGATTGAGCGATCAGTAATCTTTTCTCGTTTCATTACCATCGCATTACGATAAGCACCCATGTCTTTCGCAAGCTTTTCATATCCAGCCTCGATCACTTGCTCAATCTTAGACGAGCAAATCTTATCAAGGAACTCTTCGCCTTTGGCTCGATCGATGTCAGTCGTACCAAAGACTTCTTTGACGAGAGGACCAAAGTTTACATAGATCGAATCTGTATCGATGTAGACGATGTAGTCTTTACCGTCAGTCTTGAGAACTTTATTCAAATACTCATTTACAGACTTTTGAGCATACCGAATACTCAGCTGACCAGATGTAGTGATTGCCTCGGCCATCTCGTTAATATAGTAGAGGAAATAGATGTTTGCCGTAGCACCATAAAGAGAGTTCATCGAAATCTTTATCGCCATCTGAGAATTGTGAAGCTGATTGATTTCTTTTTTAAGTAGCTCTTTCTGGCGAGGATCTGTTTCGATCTCATATTGCTGCTCAGCCGCTAGCATTTGCTTTTTAATCTTTGAGCGATTGTTGTAGTTCTCATTAATGATCTCGGGAATGATGCCGAGCTTCTCATTATTGAAGCAGACACCATTTGCCGCGACTGACATGCCTCGAGTCGTATTTTTAAAGTCGTCGTTCAACACCATTTCCTGAGTAACAACCTCTCGTTCATTGGGCATATAGGTCTCAGGTGACATATTATA